TCTTGCCGTTGGTGTTTCATTGATTGAAGAAGTAGCTCCACCTCCACCTGTACTGTTTCCAGGTGCTGGGCCATACTGTGCTGAGTTTCCACCTGCTACTAAAGCTCCTCCTCCACCACCATTTATTCTTGCTGGTGCACTATCATTGGCACTCCATCCTCCTGGATTTCCTTGAGGGGGAGTTGTCGGAGGTGTATTTCCTGCTCCACCCGCTTGTCCACCTGTTCCAGTTCCTCCACCACCTGATCCACCAGTTGCACCTGTTTCTGTTCCTGATCTTGATCCACCACCACCGCCACCAGTAGAAGTTATTGTTGAAAAAACTGAATCAGTACCACTACATCCTCGTGCGCCAGCTGGAGCAGGTCGACCTGCTCCTCCTCCGCCAACAGTTATTGTATATGCAGATCCATCTACAGCTAAAGCTGCTACACCAGATCCTAAAGGAGATACAGTGTAAGATCCTGTACCTGTTCCAGCAGATTCTCTATATCCTCCAGCACCTCCACCACCAGCACCATAAGTACTAGGTGATCCTGCTCCACCGCCGGCACCGCCAGCTACTACTAAATAATCAACGATATAAGCTATACTTCCATCGGGCCATGTTCCGGCTCCTTGATTTTGAAATTGTGATTGCATTGACCACACACCCGATGCTTTATTTAATTCTTTTGTAATTACGATTCCTGAACCACCGTTAGCTCCTGCTCCTGGTGTTTCTCCATTTGGATTTACATAAGAGCCGCCGCCACCGCCAGCACCTAAATTAGTTGTACCTGCTGTTCCAGCTCCACCACTACCTGAACCAGGATAATTTCCACCAGCTCCACCACCACCTGGACCACCAACTCCACCACAACCTCCACTGCCTGGAGCACCACCACCGCCACCGCCTGAATAAAGTACAGGCGAACCTGTAATACAACTTGCTAAACCATTTCCACCATTTGAATTTGTAGGTCCTGGTGCTCTTGGGACACCAACACTACCTGCGCCACCGCCACCACCACCTCGTTCTGGACCACCTTCAGGTGCATCACCTGAACCTCCAGCATTTCCTTGACAAGCTGTTCCAGCTCCACCAGTTCCACATGATTGACCGCCTCCACCACCACCAGATCCACCTAGTGCTCCAACTGATGGATTAATGTTTGTTCCACCACCTCCTCCAGCTATTGCTGTACACGATCCAAAAGAAGAATCATTTCCATTACCGCCTGGAGCTGGTCTAGCATCAAATGTTCCACCAGATTGTCCAGTTCCACCACCACCTACTACGATAGGATAGGGACTTGAACCACAAACAGGTATACATGCGTTAGATAACATTCCACCGGCACCGCCGCCGCCACCTCTAGCTTTATTACCGCCGCCACCACCAGCTATAATTAAAGCTTGAACAAATCTTGTTCCTACTTGAGTTGTAAGTGTTGTTGATCCTGTGGAAGTGGTAGTGGTAGTAACACCCTTCCCGAAAGAAGCGTTATTAAGTTTTCCGATTATACCACCGTTTGCTGATCCTGCTGGACTAGCCATATGAGTCTCCTTATGCGGATACCCAAGTTAGACCTGATGCATCCCAATTGAAATTATTAACTGGATCTGAATCATCAGTCGCAGTCCATTTTAATCCTTCTTCATCCCAAGCTATATTTTTATCTGTAGTATCAGTTGGATATGTAACTGGAGCTTGCCAGTCATCATTTTCATCTAATTTCCAAGATACGTAGGGTTGAGGTGAAATAAATTTGTCTTTTGCAGCGTCAAAAGTATAACCTTTGCCTGCGTATTGTTTTCTAAAATTATGATTATAAGAAGTTTGTTTCCAGTTTCCCCCTTTGAAAAAATTAACACACCATGTTTCACCATCAACGTGCATGTCATTTTCACCTAAAGGTCCAGCTGCTGTTGTAACATCGTTACCTACAACAACTACTCTTTTTACTATATTACTACCATCTAGTTCGGCGAAATGTGCCATATGTCTACTCCTTAGAAATTCATTTATATTTTAGTTTTAACTTATTGTCAACGTACCAGTTTTAGACCCAAGTCCCATTTTTTACGAAATTATATACGGTGTTCATTTGCCAAACACCCGGTGCAGTTCTTGGTACTGTAGGTTCTTTTATGAGAATTAATCCTGAGCCACCAGTTCCAGCTGCTCCTGGATCATTTCCTAATCCTCCACCGCCACCACCAGTATTTACTGTTCCACTAACTCCACATACGGGCCCTTCTCTAGAACTTCCAGCTCCACCACCGCCAGCACCACCAGCTCCTCCCGAAGAAGGGGCAGTAGCATTAGCTCCGCCACCGCCGCCACCACCAACATATGTTACGGGTGCTCCTGGATAAGTAGGAGAAAAACAAGTTCCTGCTCCACCAGCTCCACCAATTCTTGCATCAGGTGCATTACTTCCTGCAGCAGTGTGTCCACCACCCCCACCAGATCCTGCAACAAAAGCAGGTTCTGCGGGAAAACCATCTCCACCATCATTTCCTTGAGGCCCACCTAAAGGTGCTGGAACTGCGGGAGTATTTCCTGCTCCACCCTGCAAGACAGAACAAGGTCCTCCTGGCGGGCTAACAGGGGCATAAAGACCTGCTCCTCCACCACCTGATCCTCCAGTTGTTGATGATGCATCAGATTTATTTGTACCTTTTCCTCCAGCTGTTGAAGTGTAAGTAGTACAACCAATTATTAAAGTAGAAGGAGTGCCTGAAGAAGCTACATATGAATTTGGTGCAGAAGCTCCTGCGCCACCTGCTCCGATTGTAGCTGCTCCTAAAGCAGCTCCTCCGGTAACAGGTATCGCTGGTATATTTGCAAAACCGCCAGCGCCACCACCACCACCTTGAGAAGCTCCCCCGCCACCACCGGCACCAAGTAATACATCAATGGATGTTGTTAGAGGTTGAGTTGCAGCTAGAGCCGGATTTGTAGGTCCACTTGCTGTGATTGTTGTGATTACTTCTGCTTGACCGCATTGTACAGTGTTAACAGGTCCAATTATTCCGCCATTGCCAGCCATAATCTAAACCTCCTAGTCGATTAACGTTTCATAAGATATGAATAAATCTAATGTTGAAGAAGCGCTTGTTCCGCCATTTAATGTATCAGCTTCCATAAGATAGATAGGTGTATCTGAAACAACTAATGAAGCATTAGCTGGAACTGAAATAACTTTTGCTAAATAAACTGTTGCGTCCCCACCAGCAACTGTAACACCTGTTGTACCTGATCCCATGCCACCAACATATAAACTTAAATTCGCTGCATCTGTAGCATGAACATTCGTGCAAACAATTCTATTAATTTTTAAAACGTATTCAGCGGTAACATTTAATAATTCTGTAGTTAACGTTGTTCCTAAATTCCAACCGGCATTACCACCGAGAATGGTTGCGACTGATACTATATTTGGGTTTGCCATAATTTAATTCCTTTGTTTTTTTATCCGAAAATCATTGCCATTGCAATAGCTTTCCCTGTTGAGATTCCTGCTGCTGACCAGGATAAAGTCCCAGAAGCATTAGAGGTTAAGGCATAACCAGAAGTCGTTGCATCTGCTGCCGGTAAAACCCATGTTACTGCTCCTGATACAGTAGTCGGCGCTTTAAATCCAACAGCTGCTGAATTATCAGCGTCATTAAACGTAAGAGCATTATTGTTGGATAAAACAATGTCTGAAGAAGTAGCCATAACATCTATAATATTTGGGTTAGTGCCATCATCTGCTTTTGCATAAATAATTTTAGTTCCTTTATCTGTAGTTGACCATGTTACGCTTGATCCTGAACCACTAGTATATTGAAACTCAACTGTATATGCATTAGTAGTAGAATTTTTAATAATGAACCAGTTCTCTACATCAAGAGGTAATGATACAGTTATGTTTCCAGCAAGAGCCGCTGTTAATTCAATTACTCTTGTTGCTAACGCTGCACCTGTTGATCCATCTGATACAGCTAAAGCTGTATCTCCTGTTGTACTACATGCTTGTGATATATAACCACCTGAAATTTGTTCTATAATATTTAAATTTGTATTTGTTTTTGTACCCCAGGTACCGGCGTTTTCGCCAGTGGCCATTAATTGAGTACCTAATGGTGTATATGTTGATGGCATATTTTTTTCTCCTAAGCTACATCACTATAGCTTGTATTTGATCCAGTTGCAACCTCCGAATATGTTATATTCGAACCCGTTGCAACATTACTATAGGTTATATTAGATCCAGTGTCAACATCTCCATAATAAATTGTAAAAGGAGGAGTTAAACTAATTGTAGCGGAAAGGCCAGTTAATCCCATTACTTGCTCTGTAGGTGCAATAGCTCCAACTGATGTTGTTGCTGAAATTCCAGTAAGTCCCATTATTTGATCTACCGGCGTAATAGCTCCAACCGCTGTTGTTGCTGAAACTCCTGCGGGCTGAACCAAAGGGTTTGATGAAATAGTAACCGACCCTACATCAGAAGAAAGAGAAATTCCAGTTAGAGTAGTTGTATTACTTGAATCTATAGTTGGCGCTCCATCAGAAGAAGTCATTGAAAGTCCTGTGACAGGCACACCAATTTCTATATTCAACGACCCATCAGAAATAGTAGCTGAAATTCCAGTTAGAACAGTTGTATTACTTGAATCTATAGTTGGTGCTCCATCAGAAGAGGCTAAGGAAATACCTGTTAAACTAGCAACTGTAAGTTGGGTAGTAGTAGGTGTTCCTAAAGTTGAAGTTGATGAGAGACCTGTAACAGGAACCGTTATTGCGGACTCGCCCCAATTTTCATATCCCCAGTAATCACTACCCCATCCTTGAGTATTGTAAGCTTCAGGACTTCCAACAGAAGTAGTTGCAGAGACTCCAGTTAATGTAATAGTTACATCAGCTTGTTTCCCCCACGTATTTTGACCCCAGGTTGTTAAGGCTTGATTCCAAGTATTAGCCATAAGGAAAGACTCCTTATGCTATTGCTATAATTGCTGTTGATGCGGCTGCTGCTGGAAATTCAATCGTGAATGTGCCAGAAGTTACAGTTTTATCGCCACCGAAATTAATAGCAAGAATTGATCGATTAGTTGTAAATCCTGAAATAGCAGTAGTATTATAAATCAAACATCCTCGTGCAGTGAAAGTAGCATCTGTCCAGTTGGTGTCTGAAAAATCACAAATCGCTGTATCACTATCTAAGGTAGGATCAATATTTGTTAAAGTATTTCCTCCCCCTGTGTATCCTGAACTTGTTGTTGTAACTTCATAGGTATTTGTAGGATCCGCAGTTGCATCTGCTGGTGCAGTGTAAACTGTTGTTGATTTACTTAAGGTTGCTGAGTTGCTTGAATAAAGAGCACATTTAATAGCATTTCCGGCAGGTGTACTTCCAGAAGCATTTAAAATCTGTCCTCCCTGTAAAATTTCTTCTTTGAAGCTGTTACAAATTGCTGATGTTATTGCCATATTTATCTCCTAATTTAAGGATTCGGAGACTCAATTGGAATACGAATTGTACCATCCGTATAATCATCTCGTCTTCTTCTCCCAATTTGCTCTGCAGCAAATTTCTGAACTACATTATTATACTTTTGTTCGTAGAATGTCAACATATCCATAGGGCCTTTTAAAAATCCATAAGCTTCTATTAGACAGGCATATAATAACCCATTTCCAAAGTTCCGACTTATATAGGTTCCACTAGTATTTGTTACCAAACTAGTGGGCATAGCATTAAAATGAACTTGAAATTTATAAGTACTATCAGGAACAGGAGCAAACATATACTTTCCTGAAGTAGTATCAGTTACTCCGGTTGCTCCTCCAAATTGAGCATAGTATTTAGGATTTCCAGTATCAGTATTCGCAGCTACATATTCATTTAAAAAAGTCTGATCCTTCTTTTGTAACCAAGTATTAGCTCCAGTAATAACTGAAGTTGAAGTATAAACCTGTATTCCACGGGTAAATAAACATCCTGCCGGACAATTTATATATTGTTGTCCAGTAACTAAATTTCCTTCTTGTTGTTTTCTATCTGCATCAATTGGAAGATCTCTTAAAAGTCTATATTCAGAGTTTTCTATAAATCTGCTTAGAATAGCACCAGAAAAAACAGTACTGTCTACTTCAGTATAACTTCTAATGTCAGCTTCTAATGCTGAAAGTGTATATCCTGCCATTATGCTTTACCACCTTTTCTATTAGAAATTCTTCCTTTAGGTCCAAGAGATCCTAACAGTTTTTCTCTCATAGCATCTTCAACCCTAGCTAGTCTGCTTCTTTCCTTTGAAGACCCACCTTTAGGTCTTCCTTTTCCTCCTCCTAATATGTTTGTTAAAAAAGCTTTTTGTTCCTTGGGTCCAGCCCTTTCAATTTTTTTTGCTCTCATAATATCCCCTTTTTTCCCTTTAGGAATTTTCGCTTCATAATCTTTCATTTGTTTCCAGCCTTCTCTTCCGCGAGGAGCTTTAATAGTTTGTCCTGATCTACCTCTAAGCCAGACCGCACTGCCTCCACCTTTTTTAAAACCTACACGCCCGCCTTTTAAAAGTGGACTTCTACCTTTTATTGAAATATCACCCATTATGGTTCTATAGTTACCGGTCCAACGGACACTGGATAACCACCTCCTTCTACTCCTCCTACTGTAGCTGTATCAGTATTGACAACAAAATAAAACCAATTTGTGGTAAAATCTGTATCTCTCGCACCTGATACATATTTTCCTGTATTAATAGCATAACCTGCCGCTAAAGAAATTTTAGCTCCTGTAATTCCATCAAAAATGGATGGATCAGCATAATCTCCTCCTGTAGTTGGCATTCCTCTAAATCTATAAGTACTTCCATTTGTTAAACCATGATTTGGTACATTAACATTTATATAAGATGAACCAGATGCATAAGTTGTAAAAGGATCAGGAGGCATTAATTGTGTAACAGCGGGTGCTGTTCGCGCTGGTCTTACTCGTTGTAATCCTTGAGGATCAGCAATCACGGGTCTTGGACTTATTTGAGGTTGTTTAGGTTCAAATTCTGAATAATGGACCCAGGCTCCTGTCCATTCCTTAACCATTTCTACATAAGGAAATTGCATTCCAGATCTATCTGAAATTGATAGTGCATATTTACCTGATGCAAATCTAGCCATTAGATACTCGGAAAATAAGTTTTAGGGGTTATATAGCTACTTGAAGGAGATCCATCTTCTGATAGAGCTCGTGCTAATTCATCTTCATAGTAAAGTTTCATTTGTTGAGAAAGTTGTGGGTTATATTTTTGACTTAAATAAAAAGCTAATCCTGCAGACATAGATGGAACAAAACGATAAGGAAGATCTGTTGCATC